ATATTATTTAACCCGCTACCCAATGCCGACCATGCCGAACCATCCCACTTGGCTATTCTGTTAGCGCTGTTACCGCCGGCCGTGGTGAAAGACCCTCCGGCGTAGAGGTTCTCATTGCCGGCAACTGGCATATCCAACCCCATGCACTTGGATAAGCTGGCAACCGGGATACCCATAATCCTGGAAAGGTTCGCGACAGGTATGCCATTGATTTTAGCTATCGTGGCCATCAGGCGACCTCCCCAATTATTGCACAGGGCTGGAAAATCATTTTATCGGCATGGAAGGCAACGCCAACAACCTGCACCTGGTCGCCTGAGCCGGAGGGCGCGGTCTGCGTCAATCCGCCGGCGTCAGTGCTGGCATAGATCAAGCCGCCCACAGTCCAGTCCCAACTATCGTTGCGGACGCGACCAATAACGAGCGCATTGCACGCTGCGTCTGCGCTTTTGCTCTCCAACGCCATGCGCATTCCGGGCATCGTGCTGGCTGCGTCGGCATCGGCAAGCCACCACTTGCCGTCGCTTTTCAGATACAGCAAATTTCCGAAGGCCACGCTTTCGCCTACGGTCAGCGGCTCAATCAGCCCGGTTGCTGATTGAGCCGCTGCCGGTTCCGCACCTAGCGTAAACTGATCCAGGATAGCCTGATTCGCATGCGCATGAATTGCCATTGGTCAGTCCCTACTAAATGGCTGTCAGTTCCACAAAATAGACGTCGGTCGCGTTTTTAAACGCGCCGAACACCCGGCCGCCAGTGCCGACCACGATCCCGAGCGTATTGCTGCCCCAGGCGGACACGTCGGAATCGACCGGTGTCGCCCCGGCAGCATTCACAACCGCCGACGCAATGAGCATCCCGCCGAACGCTGGCGCACTGGACGCGCCGCCGCCCAACAGTGGCGCGTTCGCCGCGCCCAACGCCAGTTCCTGCACCTGCCCGGACCCGTCGCTGTAAAACAGCTTATGATTCCCCGCCGTGTGGTCGCTGGTGCTGGTCATGCTATGCTGCTGCGAGTGCGTTGTCCCGCCCATCGACTCCCACGCCGACGTATCGGTGTCGTAGACCCACGTTTCGTCCGTGAGCTTGTTCAGCCGGATGTGCGGGCCGCTCGGCGTAGTGCCCGCGTCCCACGTCACCTCGGAGCCGTTGCCGCTGCCGGCGGTCACCTCGTAGACCTTCTCGTCGGTCGTGTTGATCACGAGGTCGCCCACGCCAAGGGCGGGGCCTCCGCTTCCGGCGTCGCCAACGCTGCTGGCCGTGTGATCCGCCACCGCGCTGTGGACCGGCGATTTCCAGATGCCGTCGGTAATCATCGACTCGACCTGCGAGTAGCTGATCGCCTCGTCCGACTCCTGGCCGGAGGTCGGCACCTTGACATGCCCGTCCGTTGCGCGGCGCACTACCTTGCCGCCGCTGCTTGGCGTGCTGTCCTGCTGCTCCACCGTCACTTCGGAGATGCTTCCGGCGTCATTCGTCGCCGGGACGTTGTGCTCGCCGGTAGACGGCGTGGTGCCGCCGGTATGATCGCTTGCATTGAGCGCGTGCTGCCTGGTATGAATAGCCATTATTGATCTCCCAATTCAACTAGGGCGTAAGCCCCGCCTGTATTCGTCACGAGGTATTTTTTTCCGGTCGCCAATTCACGCCAGATAAACGATCCGCCATCCGCGCATGTGTTCGTCCCCACTCCAGGCGCGTCATTCGTCGCATGCACCGCAAACAGAGCGCCCGCATGCACCTCCGGCCACGGAATGTCAGTTGTGCCGAGTCCAGGGTCTGGATGTTCAGGATTCGGGATGATGCGGCCGGTTGCCATTCGTTTACTCCATGGCCACGGGAGGCAGATAGTCCTTGCGGTCCTCCAGCTTGTAGTGCGTAGACCCTCGAATCACGCCGAGGCACACCGCTTCGAGTCGCTTCACGTTGTTAGGGCCAACGTGACCGTTCACGTCCAGATGCAGCGGACTCACCGCGCCGATCAACTGGTCAAGGAACGTCTGGTATTCTGTCGGGACCAGCTTCACCAGCTGCGTCCGCAGTTCGCCCTGCGTGAGTTCGACCGCGTTGCCGTTCTGGAGGAACGCGAGCACCTGAAGCGCGATGCCATGCGCCCGCGCCCGGTACTCTTCCGCCTTCGTCGCCGGGTCCACTTTGTCCAGGTACAGCGTAAGGCCATTGTCGGACGCGGCCCGCAGGATGCTTCGCTCCTGATTCATCGAAATCCGGTAGTCACTCGGACTCGCCGGAGTCCCCTCGTTGTTCCACGGCATCTGACACCCGCTCGCCGTCACCAGCGCCATCACCGCCACCAGAACCACCATTGCCGTTCTCATCACCGTTCTCCTCTTGCCCTTCGTCCCATGCTTGGGACTCGTCCTTTCCGCCCAACAATTCTTCCTGACCCGGCTTGTAATGCGTCATGCCCATCGGGATCAGATACACGCCTTCCAGCTTCGGGTCCGGGGTAAGCCCAAGCCGCTCCCGTCCCTCGTTGATCTGCATCACACCGCCGTTGACGCTGGTGGCGACCACCGTGGCGGTCTTCGTCATGTCCTCCTGCAACGCCTTCACGTCGCTCAGGTCATGGCGAAGCTCCAGCCGCTCGTCGTAGCCTTCGTTCAGGATCAGGCCGCGCGTGAGCGCATAGCCGTTATGGAGCCACAGGCTGCTCATGGTGGTCCGGAAGAACACCTGTTCCGCCGCTTCGAGGTTCGGGCTGCTGAGCGGGCTGTTCTCCTGCGCCATGCGGAGGTGAATCATGAGCGGAGGGACGCCGAACGCGGCGCAGATATGGCTCTCGGAGGTCGAAGACAGGCCCGGCCAGTCGAGGTCTTTGAGCGGTGCCACCATCTCCACGCCAGCGCCTTCACCCCACAGGAACAGCGGGCTTCCCCGCTTGCCCCGGCCGACCACGTTTTCGAGGACCGCCTTCAGTTCCTCGCGCTCTTCCTTCGTGAACTCCTCTTGCTGTTTGACGATCATGCCCGGCACTTTGAGGTTATTCATCATCTCGACCAGGTAGTTCGCCCTCTCGATGTCGAGCTTGTAGTCCTTGTAGCAGGCCTGGAGCGGGCCGACGCCTTCGAGGTAGTTGGTCGGGTCCATGAACCGCACGTAGGTCATGTCCTGCGTGGACACGGGAATCGCCCGTTGCGCTCCAGGCGCTTGGACCTCGAAATGCGAGATGAACCGCCGTTCCTCCCTCTGGCGCTGCGCGGCCTTGCCCTCGATGCGGCCAAGGGGGACGACCTTCACCCAGTGCGAGGGAATCGGCCACAGTTCGGCCACGTTCCCCTGCGGGTCGCGGAACTCCCAAATGTAGCTCTTGCCGGTAAGCAACAGGTGGCCGACGTGGTACTCCATCAACTCGGCGTAGCTCATCATCGCGTTCGGGCGATAAAGCACGTCCAGCACCGGGTGGTTCTCCACCGCCTTGAAGCCGTTGGCGTCCTCGTAACCGATCTGTAGCGGGGCCGCGTGGAAGCTCGTGCAAATCAGCCTGACGCAGGCGTAGATGACCGCGTGGGCCTTGTAGACCGCCTGCCTCTCGGCATCGTTCATCGTGCCCCAAATCTCTTCGGCGTCGGAGAAGCTGCGGTTGCCGAGCACAACCTCCCAACTCGCGTTGAGAAGCCCCGAGCGGCCGGTCGCCTCGGCCTTGCGCCGAAGCCCCCTCAACCCTGTCTTGACCAACCACGAATAGAAGCTCATCCCACCCCCTCTACATTGCCGCCATACCGGCCCTGCGTTCCTTGGTCACCTGGTCGTAGACCGCGACGACGAGGCTATCCACTTGGTCGTCGTGCTTCCCCGAAGGGAAGGCAAGGAGCTCGCTCTCCCAGTCCTGCTTCCACCGGCTCTTGACCGCGTAGACGTTGCCCGCCTCGAAGAGCGGTTCGAGAACGCTGGCCCGCGCCACCTTGTCCACCATCGGCGTGACCTTGCGCACGACTGCCGTGCCGCGCAGGTTCGCGCGGACCCGGTTGAACGTGTCCACATAGCCGCCAACGGCCTCGATGTTCACTCGGGCGCACCCGCTGGCCGCGTCCAGTTGCGCCGTCTCCTCCATGCGGCTGTCGCGCTTGAGCGCCGACCACTGGCCGCGCACCACGTCGCGGATGTAGAGCCGCCGCGTCTTGGAGTCGAACGCCGCGAGCGTCCCAACCGTGTAGTCCGGGTCGTCCTTCATGCGCTCCTTCTCGCTGCTGGCCAAGTCCCACCCGCGCCGCCACGACAGGCCCTCGGGCACTTCGCTGGCATCGATCCAGTTCACGAGGTCGGCCCGCAGCAGGTTGCCCATGCGCGGCGCCGGATCGTTCTGGAAGAGACTCTGCCAGGCGTACACGCCAAGCGCCTTCTGCGATTCGTAGTAGGCCTGCGGGAACCGCTCCGGGAACAGGTAGGAACCGTCGTCCAGCTGCGCCGGGAAGCGCACCATCTTGAACTTCGGGAAATCCGGGTTCTTGTCGTGCTCTGCCTGCAAGCGCCCCACGAGGTCGTCCACGTGCCACCGCGTGGCCACGATGATGAACGCATGCACGGGAGCGCGGCGCGTCCACAGGTCCGACTTGAAGCTGTCCCACAGGTGGTCGCGGATCGCCTGAGACTCGGCTTCCTGCCGGTTCTTCAGGTAGTCGTCGATGATGAAGATATGCGCACCCTTGCCGGTGATGGAGCCGCCGAGGCCGACCGCGTTGACCTTGCCCTTGCGGTCCTGCACCGTCCAGAAGTTCGCCCGTTGCCGGCCGGGGCACAGACCGAAGAGGGGCGCGGACTCGCGGAAGCACTTCAGCGCGTCGATACTCAGTTCGTGCGCCAAGTCCGCCGAGTACGACGACAGGATGATTTCGTGGTCCGGGTGCCCCCCGAGATACCAGGGCGGAAACCGCCGCGAGATGATGTCGCTCTTCCCGTGGCGCGGCGGCAGGCAGACAATCGCGTAGTAGCACTCGCCCCGGTCCACCGCCTCGGTCGCCAGCTGGCACTCCCGCAGGAGCGCGTAGGTGTG